ATCATCCAGACCGACGACGACTATCCCGACGAGAATCTCAAGGCCGGCATCCGCCGCTCGCCCGCCCCTCTGCTCGAGGCGCTGCGCTTCGTGGCCGCGGGCGGCGGGCATGTCGCCAACGGAAACCTGGTCGGCCTGACGGCCGGTCCCACCACCGCGGTTGACCCGAGGATCGTGCCGATGGACGACGCGGCAGCCGAGGCCTTCGGCGTGCTGTCGCGCGAGATCACCGAACGCCTCAAACAGGCGCGTGGCACGCCGTTCACCTCGATCCTGGCGCGCGTCGCCGAGAACGCGGCCAAGGTGGCGCTCGTCCGCGCGGTCTCGCTCGATCCGGCTAAGCCGATCATCCGCGCACCCGACGCCGCCTGGGCGATCGGCTTCGTCCGCCACTTCGCCGAGCGAACGATGGTCGAGATCGAGCGCCACGTCGCCGACAACGAGACCGAGCGCAATCACAAGCGGGTCATGGAGGCGATACGAGCGGCCGGGTCGGGCGGCATATCGCGCAGCGATCTCATCCGGCGCACCCAGTTCCTTGACAAGCGGCAGCGCGACGAGGTCGTCGCCGCGCTCGTCGAGGCCGGCTTGGCTGAGACCATGCTCAAACCATCGGCGACGAGACCGGCCCTGGCCTATCGCGCCGCTGCGCGTGGGGCGCCGCGATGAGATCTTTCAAGGCCGACGAGATTCTTCAACGCCAGCCCGAGAACGCCAAGGCCATGTTCCCGCTGGCGAAAATCGAATCTTTCAAATCTTTCAATCTTTCAACCAGGACCCTCACGCGTGTGTGCGGGAGCCTCTCCGCACATACCCTCGTTGAAAGATTGAAAGATTTGAAAGATCTCTCTTTATCACTCTACTTCAGATACTTGGCGCCGCCTGGCGGTGCTGAAAGTATCTTGAACGATTTGAAAGATCTCCACCCCGGCCAAATGAGAATTGGCCGGCGATCTGACGGCATCGCGCTCATCCCCTCGGGTCTGGGCGGTCACAGCGTCCCCGGCAGGACGCTGCATCCGCCCCTCCCGCCCCGACCTCGAGGAGGTGCTCGTGATCGTCCACGCCGTCGAACCTGCGCTCGCGCCTGACGCTGCGGCCGAACGCATTCCCCCAAAGCCGGCGCTTGGCGCCGGCAATCCCAGCGACTCCGTCATCCTCGCGCTCGATCTCGGCACCTATTGCGGCTGGGCGGTCGCGATCGGACGCGAAATCCTCAGTGGCGTCGCCGAGTTCCGCGCTGGCCGCTTCGAAGGCGGCGGCATGCGCTATCTCCGCTTTCGAAGCTTCCTCGCCGAATGCGCAACGCGCACGGGCGGCTTGGCTGCGGTGTTCTTCGAGGAGGTGCGCGCGCACGCCGGCACTGACGCCGCGCACATTTACGGCGGACTGCTGGCCACGCTCACGTCCTGGTGCGAAGCAGCGAAGATTCCCTATCGGGGCGTGCCCGTCGCCACGATCAAGCGGCACGTCACCGGCAAGGGCAATGCCGACAAGAAAATGGTGATCGCGGCCGTCCGGCGACTTGGCTTCGATCCCATCGACGACAATGAAGCCGACGCGCTCGCGCTGTTGCGGTGGGCGCTCGATACGAACGCCGCGGGAGGTGTGCGATGAACAGTGAAATGCTGCTCAAGCACGCCGCCAGCGTTGTCGCGAACCGGCGCGATACCTACGGCGAGCCTGGCGAGGCGATGAACGCAATCGCGAAGCGATGGTCGCTCACGCTCGGCGTGCCGGTCACCGCAGCTCAGGTCGTGCTCTGTTTGATCGATCTGAAGCTCGCTCGCCTCGTGCGCGACCCCAACCACCTGGACTCGATGGTCGACGTCGCCGGCTATGCCGCGATGCTGAGGGAGGTGGTGCGATGAGCCGGCGTCGCCTCCCCGGTCGCCGGCCGAGCATCACGGCCGAGCTGATCCATGACGGACACGCCTATGCGGTGTCCGTCGGCTTCGATCCTTCGGACGGCTGGCTCGGGGAGGTGTTCACGCACGGCGCCAAGGTCGGCTCGAACATGGACGGCATTCTGGACGATGCCTGCATCGCGCTGTCGCTGCTGTTGCAGCACGGCGTCGAGCCCACGGCGCTTGCGTCCACGATGGGCCGTCTCGGCGATGGCAAGACGCCCGCATCGATCATCGGTGCGCTCGCCGACCTGCTGACGCGGGAGAAACTGCAATGAGGTGGTTTCCGCGCGGCTACGGCGGCGAGCGGCGCTCGCCCGAGGAGATCAAGCGCGAGGGCTGGCACGCCGAGGGCATCCTGGTCGTGAGCGACGCCGATCCCCGACTCACCTGGCCGGAGCGCGAGCTCGTCCGCCAGCTTGGCGCCAAGCTCTACGGCCGACGCAGCACGAAGGAGGCTCGCAATGGCTGACGGTCAGTGGACGCCGCTCATGGTCGAGGAGCGGCTGGCCGAAGCAGCCGACGTCCTGAAGCGGCTGCCTCCGGTGAAGGTGCAGGGCTACTACTCGCTCTGGCCCCGCTACATCTACGAGTTCGCCGATCTCGTTGGTCAAGAGCCGCCGCAGCTTCGCCTGCCTCCGCCATCGGCCGCGTCCATCACGCGGATGGATGAGGCCATGGAGTGGCTGAAGTGGCTGGAAGCGGACGACGTGAGAATCGTCTGGATGCGTGCATCGGGCAAACGTTGGAAAGCGGTGTGCCGTGCCGTCGGACTTGCGCGCGCTGCCGCGCACGAACACTGGCTTTACGCGCTCTGTGTCATTGCGTGGAGGCTGAATGGCAGGGGATTGCCTGGAAACAGGTCGAAAAGGTATGTTATTCAGAGAGTGAAAGAGAGCGTTTAACTGCGATGGTGACCAAAAAGAACTCAACTGAATTCCTGGGCGATGCAGGATTGGCCGGCGCTGCAGAGACGCTTGCCGATCGCCGCGTGTTCAAGCTCGGCGATGCTCAATGGCAGGCGTTCCAGAAGTCTCTCGAGCGGCCGGTTCGGCATAAGCCTCGACTTGCCGCCCTGCTGTCAAAACCGAGCGTAGTTGAGTGACATTGCAGCATAGCCTACCACGAACTGGGTCGACGCAGGCGGCGATCCAAATTGTTATGAATCGGCTGTAGTTGCGAACAACTGTAGCCGTTTCATTACATTCCCCACACAGAGGCGGCGCATCGAGCCAGCGCGAAGCATATAGAAAAGTGTCGTGCAGACACTTTTCGGCCAGACAGTCGCGCTTTGAAATTGCTATATAGCCAGCACGCTTGAAATTGTGCGCCCGCGGAGGTCTTCCGCGGATCGCCTCGACGACCGGTGCCATCGACCATTGCGGGAGAAGCTCGGCGATCTGAGTTCCCAGCCTGGCAAGACGCGCACTCGCGTCGTCGACGGCGTCGATGTAGTCCTGCAGCACGATGTGATGGGCCGGAAGTGCAACCGCTCATGCTGCTTGGCATGCTTCTCGACCAAGCGGCGCACGGCATCGAGCTTGTTGACGATGGTGCCTTGGAACCGGACTTCGCCGCCGCGTCGCCCCTCGGCGGTAGCAATCGCAATCGTCTCTTTATGCACATCCAGGCCAACAAAAAGCGTATTCTCCTTCACGGCTCGTCTCCTGTGTATGAGGCTCGGCACCGGCCTTTCCGGCGCAATCCTCGGCAATACACATTGCGAGACGAGCCGCCTTCAAACGGACATTGGGTCCTCCCCGGGACTCGGCGTATGCTGGCGGCAGAGGGGCGGAAGTTCGCTAGCGGCGGCCGATTTTCTTGGGAAGCCACCCTGTCGGAAGCCACTCGACCATGGCGCAGGAACCCGCGCAACTCCGGCACTTCCTCGCCGTCCGTGGCTGGACCCCGGGTGGCTTCCGGAGTCCAGGTGGAATCCAGCCGGTGCCCGGCTACGGGTAATCCGCGAGATCGACGCTCCGCTGAAAGTGCATTGAGGTTATCGTTGCCTTGCCGCGGTAGACCGACTCGCCGTGGAACAACAGGAACTTGATGCGCCCTGCCGTGATCATCGCGGCGATGAACGGAATGGCATCGTGCACGACCGAGGCGTGGACGTAGGTGTCGCTGCCGCGCATCGTGAGCGAGGCAACGCCGCGCGGCTCGTAGCGGGATTGATACGACGGCCCGAAGCTCTCCTCGATCTCTCGGTCGCCGCCGATTGTGAACGTAGTCCGTCGCCCATTGGCTCGTTCGGGATAGATGAAGGTGCCGGTCACGTCGATCCCGAGATGCTCCCAATATGGGCCTCGCCCGAATCGTGAGTCGTCGTTGATCGAGAACATGTAGGACGGCTCCCAATCCTCGATCTCGAATATGTACGACCAGTATTCCGCCGCCTGGGCTCGCGCTCGCTTCCTCTTGGGCATCTGACACTCCGTTCATCGCCTCGTCGACGCCACGAGAACTTCCGTGCGAACCCATCCTGGCACCGCGAAGCGAGGCCATCCACAGGCGCAACTCTGGATGGACCTTCGCGTCGAGCATTGGCCGCTCGACCGGCTGGTGCCCTATGCGCGGAACGCGCGGACGCACAGCGACGACCAGATCGCGCAGATCGCAGCTTCGATCGTCGAGTTCGGCTGGACCAATCCGATCCTTGTCGACGGCAGCGGCGGCGTGATCGCCGGCCACGGGCGGTTGCTGGCCGCGAAGAAGCTTGGTCTCGATAGCGTGCCCGTGGTGGCGCTCGATCATCTGACCGAAGCACAGAAGCGCGCCTACGTGATCGCCGACAACAAGCTCGCGCTCAATGCGGGCTGGGACGAAGAATTGCTCGCATCCGAACTGCATGCGCTCAACGGCGATCGGTTCGACCTTGCGCTGACCGGCTTCTCGGAGGCAGAGCTCGACCGGCTATTGGCGCCGCTGAGCGATGAGCCCGACCTGTCGGATGACGACGCGGCCGACGAGACCCCAGCCCCGCCGCGCGAACCAGTAACACGCGCGGGCGACCTCTGGCGGCTCGGTGCACATCGCCTGCTATGCGGTGACAGCACCGATCCTGCAGCTGTCTCGCGGCTAATGGCGGTTGCGCGCGCGTCGCTCGTGTTCACCTCGCCGCCCTACAGCAACCAGCGCGATTACACGACCGGTGGCGTCGGCGATTGGGACACGCTCATGCGCGGCGTGTTCGCCGACCTTCCCGTCACGGACGACGCCCAGGTTCTGGTCAATCTCGGCCTGATCCACCGCGCCAACGAGTGGCAGCCCTATTGGCAGGACTGGCTCAGATGGATGCGGGAGATCGGCTGGCGCCGCTTCGGTCTCTACGTCTGGGACCAGGGACCGGGGCTGCCGGGCGACTGGAACGGCCGCCTGGCGCCCGCATTCGAGCTGCTGTTCCACTTCAATCGCGAAGCGCGGAAGCCCAACAAGATCGTGCCCTGCAAATGGGCCGGCCACGTAAACGACACGCACGGCGGCATGCGCAGCAAGGACGGCACGGTCGGCGAATGGACGCACGCCGGCCAGGGCGTCCAGGACACGCGCATTCCGGACAGCGTCATCCGCATCACGCGCCACAAGGCGCGCGGCATCGAGACCGAGCACCCCGCGGTGTTCCCGGTGAAGCTGCCCGAGTTCGTGATGCAGGCTTATTCGGATCCCGGCGCCATCGTCTACGAGCCCTTTGCGGGATCCGGCACGAGCATCATCGCTGGCCAGCGCGCCCAGCGGACGGTGTGCGCCATCGAGCTGGCACCGGCTTACGTCGACGTGGCCATCCTGCGCTGGCGGCAGCTGTTCCCGGGCGAGGAGGCAAGCCTCGAGGGCGACGGCCGGAGCTTCGAGGAGATCGCGGCCGATCGCGGTGTGGAGGCGGCGCGAGCGCCGATCTCCGATGCCGCTTGAGGCGCTGCAGATCGAGCGCTGGCCGATCGAGAAGCTCCTGCCCTACGCGGCCAATGCCCGGACGCACAGCGACGAGCAGGTCGCCCAGATCGCGGGCTCGATCGCCGAGTTCGGGTTCAACGCGCCCTGCCTCGTCGATGAGCGCGGCGTGCTGATCGCGGGTCACGGGCGGCTGCTGGCCGCGCGGCGGCTTGGCCTCGCCGAGGTACCGGTCATCAGGCTGGGGCATCTGACCGATGCTCAGGCCAGGGCCTATCGGATCGCGGACAATCGCATCGCGCTGAATGCCGGCTGGGACGAGGCGCTGCTCGCCGCCGAACTGGCGCGGCTCAGGGAGGACGGCGCCGAGCTCGATCTGCTCGGTTTCGCCGAGGACGAGCTCGAGCGGCTGCTTGGCGAGCTCGACGACGCGAGCGCCGGGGGTGACGAGGACCAGGTGCCGGAGACACCGGCTGATCCCGTCACCCGGCCGGGCGATCTCTGGCTGCTCGGGCAGCATCGGCTGCTCTGCGGCGATGCCACGAATTCGCGTGACATCGAGCGCGTACTCGATGGCTCGCCGGCGCACATGTGCTTCACCGACAGTCCCTACAACGTCGACTATCAGGGCGGCGCGGGGGCGGCCGAGGCGGGCCGGTCGCGAGCGATCCTCAACGACAACCTTGGCGCCGACTTCGAAGCCTTCCTCAAACGGGCCTGTGCGAACATCCTCGCGGCGACGCAAGGCGCCGTCTACATGTGCATGTCGTCCTCCGAGCTGCACACCCTGCAACGCGCCTTTCGCAGCGTCGGCGGACATTGGTCGACCTTCATTATCTGGGCCAAGGATCGTTTCACGCTTGGCCGCTCAGACTACCAGCGCCAGTACGAGGCGATTCTTTATGGCTGGCGTGAGGGGAGCGATCACTACTGGTGCGGTGATCGCGATCAGGGCGATGTTTGGTTGATCGATCGGCCGGCACGGAACGATCTGCACCCGACGATGAAGCCGGTTGCGCTGGTCGAGCGGGCCATCCGCAATTCGTCGCGGAAAGGCGACATCGTGCTGGATCCGTTTGCCGGGTCCGGAACGACCTTGATTGCGGCCCAGGAAACCGGGCGGGTAGCGCGATTGCTCGAGCTCGATCCGCGGTACGTCGATGTCATCATCAAGCGATGGGAGGCGATGACCGGAAGGTCGGCGGTTCTAGCTCCGCAGGCGAGCTCGTGACGACGTTCAAACATCCACGCGAAGACCTTTTCGATCTCGACGGTTTCGCTTTGCCGCGATTAGCGCCATCGGACGGAGAAACCGCGCGGCTGACTCGCGCTGAACTTGTGACGCGGCGGACGATACGGGAGCCCAGCAGCCGTGATCATCGAATGATCGAGAACGGCCAAACATAGCAACAAGATTATCCGATCATTTGCTTGGCTCGGGCGCGTCTCAGCGCCTTCATGGCGCACACAATCAGAGATGGAGAGCGTCATGACGATCGAGTGCCCACCCACCAACAACCCCGCCTGGGGCTTCTACGGCACCATCCGCCACCATGCCGATCCCGAGCAGGCTTGGCCGGTCGCGATGGAGGTCGTGATTGCCTCCACGCGGTGCAGCCCGGCCGGTGCTCGCGCCTTCCTCGACAGCCGCATGGGCCGTCACTTCGCCGATGACGTCGCAAACGGATTGTCCAGCGGACTGACGCTCGACCGCGCGATTGCCGCCAGCGCGTCGCGCTGGATGGGCTGGTCGATCGGGCGCCGCACGTCGCGCGAGACCGGGGTCCCGCGCGGGTTGCCCTATCTGACCGGCTTCGTCATGGCCGCGGAGATCGACGCCGAAGCAATCGACTGACGCGCCTTCAGTCCGCCCACAGCCCCGTCCCGCGCGAGCGGACGGGGCTCGGGGCAGTAGTAGGGTCGCGATGGTCGCGGCCCCGACACTGAAGGAGCCGCATCATGGCCAAACTAACCGAGTCCCAACTCGTCGTTCTCAACGCCGCGTGCCAGCGCGAGGACCGATCCGTCTACCCGCTCACGCTCAAGCTCAATGTTGCCGCTGCCGCCAAGGTACTGAAGAGCCTGCTCGCCAAAGGTCTGATCGAGGAGGTTCCCGCCAAGCACCAGGACGAGGTCTGGCGCGAGAACGGCGGTGGCGAGCGACTCACCCTCCGCGCGACGCCGGCCGCGGATACCGCGCTCGGCATCACCGACGGCGCCGCACCCGCGGAGCCGACGCCGGCAGCCCCCACCAAGGACAAGAAGAAGGGCCGCACGGCCAAGCCGCGCAAAGAGAAGACGCCGCGCGCACCACGGACGGACACGAAGCAGGCGCGGCTGATCGAGATGCTGAAGCGCACAAAGGGTGCCACGATCGAGGAGATGGTGAAAGAGCTGGATTGGCAGCCGCACACGGTCCGCGGCGCCATCGCC